ACAACGTAAAAACAATCGGTAATAAAGTTCTTACCCCTGATGGCCTTGGCCTCGGGGGTAAAACCGTTTCTAAAAGAGATTATGTCAAGACGGTTAACCTTTGTATCGATCAATGCAAACTGGTTGCGCCTCATATCAAAGAGTTTCTAAAACTGTTTGTTAGTAAGAGTGACAAAACAAATACCACATTTGCCAAGGCAGTCAAGGACATCTCCGATAAGGACCTTGCTATTATAGCCAAGGACTTTGGTGAGATTGCAGGTGCATGGTGGTTCCTTAACAACTATGACAATGATATCGTAGCCATCGAGTTCCCTGCAAGAAGTAATGAACCGCTGGTCGATTACTATGGTGTGTATAAGAACAAACTCAAGATCGGTGTATCGGCTAAGGCCGGTACCGGTGCTGCACCATCTATCTCATCAGTCTGGAATATGATTGGCAAGAAGTCATTCTCTGATGCCAATGACAAGAAGGTTCATAACTTTATCGGTGCAGTTGTCAACAACTCCGGCACAGAGGGAATTGTCCAGGCGGCCAAGGTCATGGGTTCTAAGCTGTACAGTTTGGTTGGTGATATTATCGGCAAGTCAACATACACGGCAGATGATATTGAAAAATGGTTCAAACAGTTTAACGATCCTAAGGTTGCACACGATCAGTTGACAAAGGTCTTCTACTCAAAGATCGGTAAGTCAGCCAAGTTGTCTACGTTTGAAGAGATCTGGAAAGTATCCTCAAAGAAGAGGAATGGTGCTATCCTGTCTCCTATGGCATATGCCCTTATTGATGAGGTTAATGCTAACAAGAAGAATACCGACTTCCTGACTGATATTGTACGTACTAATAATATTGAACAGTTATATGTGCATCTGTCAAAGACGAGTCTTAAGTATGAACTCAAGGGCTTCAAGAACAGCAATTTCATCTTCGAGTACCATTCGAATGCGGCGAATCCTGGCGGCAACAAAATTGGTTTCAAACTAAAAAAGTAGTGTACATTATTTTAAAAACATTGTAGAGTAAACTATGATAAAGAAAAGATTCAGAGAGTTTGTTGGTTCCGGTACGCTTACGATATTTGATATCGATGAGACGCTGTTCCATACCTATGCCAAGGTTGCTGTTGTAAAAGATGGCAAGGTTGTTCGTATGTTAGACAACCAGGAATTTAACACTTACAAACGTAAGAAGGGTGAAACCTACGATTTTGGTGAGTTTGCCAATGCTGAGGTATTTCGTAAGTCATCTAAACCTATTGATCGTATGGTTGCTAAGGCCAAGGCGATCTTTGCTAACTCTCGTAAGAATCCTCACAGTCGTGTGATTATCTGCACTGCACGTGCCGACTTCGATAACAAGGATATCTTCCTTCAGACATTCCGTGACTATGGTCTTCCTATCGATCAGATCCACGTTGAGCGTGCTGGCAATCTTAAGATTGACTCTTCGGCAGAAGCCAAGAAGATCATCTTTCGAAAGTATATAAATACTAAGAACTACGTAAAACTTAGATTGTTTGATGATGCTCCTAGCAATCTTCATGCATTCCTTTCTTTACAAAAAGAGTACCCGAACATCAAGTTCGAAGCTTATTTTGTAAATCCAGATGGATCGATAAAGACAGTACGATGACAACATTTAAACAATATCTTTCAGAAGACGCCAGCGAAGAGAAGCTAAAGCATCTCGAGCACGCAGAAGACCATGTAATCCACGGTGGTGCCGCTGGATTCTCACATGCCTATCATAACCTGAAGGATGTGCATGACCGTCTGACAGGCAAAGAGAATGCAACCAAGGTGACCATGAAGTATGACGGTTCTCCATCCGTTGTCTTTGGTACAAACCCTGAGAACGGTCGTTTCTTTGTTGCTACCAAGTCTGCATTCAACAAGAATCCTAAGATCAACTATACACCTGAAGACATCGAGAAGAACCACGGGCATGCTCCTGGTCTTGTTGAGAAGCTGAAAGCTGCATTGGAACATCTACCTAAGACGACTCCTAAGAAGGGTATCTTCCAGGGTGATATCATGCACAGCAAAGGCGATGTCAGAGTTCAAGGAAACAAAGTCAGATTCACACCGAACACGATTACGTATGGTGCTGATAGGAACTCTGAACACGGTCAAGCTGCCATGAACTCTCAGATCGGTGTTGCAGTTCATACCGCCTACAAGGGTAAAACCATGGAGGATATGAAGGCGCAGTATGCACCTGAACTAAATACTTTCAAGAAGCACAAAGATGTACATCTGATCTCTACCGAGCACCCTCTTGATAAGATGGACTACGATCCTAAAGAGCAACAACGGTTTGCCAAGCATATGAAGGCTGCGGCTATGTTGCATAAAGCGACTGGCGAGGATGACTTTGCTGCAGTTCAACAACATCAACTTCCATTAAAGACATATATCAATAGCACCATCCGCCATGGTACAAATACTAGCATTGATGGTTACATCGAGCACTTGACAAATTCGCATCAAAAGAAAATTGACTCGGTAAAAACTGATAAAGCTAAAGCACAGAAGAGAGCATTAGCTCAGGCAGATCTGGATCATATTAAAAACAATCGCAAAGCATTTAACCGTGTTCTCCAGATGCATCGTCATCTCCAGAAGGCTAAGAACGTATTGACTAATACTCTGTCTTCTAATTCTGAATTTGAACACTCAATTAATGGTAAGAAAGCAAAGCCTGAGGGATTCGTTGCAGTAAGACATAATCGTCCTACTAAGTTTGTTGATCGTCGTGAGTTCTCGGCTGCAAACTTTAACAAGGACAAAGCACTATGAAGGCAATCCATATAACTCAGGGACGGTTCAATCCTGTCCATGCTGGTCATGCTATGGTCGTGAAGCACGTGATGGACTCTGCCAAGAAGGAAGGTGCAGATCATAAGATCCTGACTACAGGTTCTCATGATGCCAAGAAGAATCCTCTGACACCGGAACAAAAGGTCAAGCATCTTAAGCGCGCTGTCAAAGGTTCTAATGTAGAATCTATGGGCAAAGATGCTCCTACACTATTACATCAGATGTCTAAGTTGCATAAGGCAGGTTATACTCACGTGACTATGCACGTCGGATCTGACCGGGTTAAGGAATTCCACGATCTATTGCACAAGTATAATGGCAAGGACATGAAGCACGGCCACTATAACTTCAAAAGCATCAAGGTCAAGTCTGTAGGCGGCGAACGTAAGGAAGGCGGAGACGGAATTGAATCCGCTTCTGGTACTGCTATGCGTAAACATGCCGCTGCCGGTGACAAAGAATCTTTTCATAAGATGGCACCTGCCGGTATGAGCAAAGCACATAAGGATGAATTGTACCATGATGTCCGTAAGGGTATAGGTACAAATGAGTCATTTATTGTAAGATTTAGAAACTGGATTAGTTAATGGCTCAATGGCGTATCGACTCACACGAATGGAAACAACCACATAACGTAACTCTTTTTGAAGCTGTTATGTTAGCGGATCCTTACGGTAATCTGGTAGGTCCAGCAAATCCTTCCGGAGTGGCAGTCGATGCGTTTGGTCGTGCTCGTGTATCGACACCGTTGACACTATTTGATTCATCGCACCGTTATAGAGACAACGGTCTTTGGTCTACGTCAAACACAGCTGGTACAACGGTTGCACATAGTACTAATCAAGGTCTTATTAATCTTACATTGCCTACTACTGCAAATGCAGAGATTATTCGTGAAACCACTAAGACATGTTCTTATCAACCAGGTAAATCGCTATTTGTTCTCAATACATTTGTTCCTGCTACACCAAAAGCAAATCTACGTCAACGTGTAGGTTACTTTGGTGCAGAGAACGGTATCTATTTTGAGATTGACGGCACGACAGCATATCTTGTAGAGCGTTCGTATGTTACTGGTGAATTAGTAGAAACTCGTGTCGCACAGGCCAATTGGAATAACGATACACTTCAAGGTTCGACTGTTAACGTACCAGGACAGGGTCTTGGTCCATGCCCATCAAATATTGAACTTGATCTGACTAAAGCT